TGCTTTCAAGGAGTAAACAGTAATGGATTGGCTTAAACAAATCGCGCCTACAATTGCCACGGCAATGGGCGGTCCACTGGCGGGGATGGCTGTCTCGGCTATCTCCAAGGCAATCGGCGTAGACCCCGACAAAGTGGGCGACCTGATCTCCAGCAACAAGCTGTCCGCCGAGCAGATTGCTCAAGTCAAGATCGCTGAGATCGAGTTGCAGAAACAAGCGCAGGAGCTTGGCCTCAACTTTGAAAAGCTGTCTGTAGAAGACAGGAAGTCTGCACGGGACATGCAAGCCGCCACGAGGTCAATTGTTCCCCCGGCCTTGGCCGCAATCATCACGGTTGGGTTCTTTGGCATTTTGGGCATGATGCTTTTTGGCAAGGTTGACGGCAGCAACCCAACGATCTTGATGATGCTGGGCAGTTTGTCCACCGCTTGGACAGGCATCATTGCTTACTACTTCGGCTCCTCTGCTGGCTCACAGGCCAAGACAGACCTTCTTTCTAAGGCTCCGGCAATCAAATGACACCACACTTTACCCTCGCGGAACTGACCGTTACAAATCACCGTCAGTTTGACAACACGCCAAACGAAGCCGAGACAGCCAACTTGCAACGGCTTGCTGAGTTCTTGGAGCAGGTAAAAACTGTGCTGGGCGGCAAGCCGATTATGATTAACAGCGCCTTCCGGTCAAAGCAAGTCAACGACAGCGTTGGCTCCAAAGACACGAGCCAGCATAGAATTGGTTGCGCGGCAGACTTCCGTGTTCCCGGGATGACTCCCGATGCTGTGGTACGTGCAGTGATTGCTGCGGGTTTACCCTTTGACCAAATTATCCGTGAGTTTGATTCTTGGACGCATATCAGTGTGACAAACACACCGGACGGAACCCCACGTAAGCAGGCGCTTATCATTGATAAAGCGGGCACTCGACCTTTTGCCTGATACGTGGGAAAATGAATCATGCCTCTACAAAAACTCCAGCTAAGACCGGGAATCAACAAAGAGTCCACAACTCTGGCCAACGAGGGTACTTGGTTCGAGATGGACAAGGTGCGCTTTCGTTCAGGCTACCCCGAGAAAATTGGCGGTTGGACTCTCGATACCGGCACAACTAATTCTGCGCTGGCACCCCCTGCGGGGTCGTTTTGGGGCGTATGCCGCTCTTTGTTTAACTGGGTTACGCTGTCCGGCTACAACTTGTTGGGCGTTGGCACAAACCTCAAGTTTTATATTCAGAACGGCACCATTGGTATTTTTTACGACATCACACCTATCCGGCTTGTAGAGTCCGTAGCGGCTAATGCGTTTACTACCGTTAATGGTTCGACAACAGTTACGGTAAACGACACAAGCCACGGAGCCGCAACGGGCGACTTTGTAACAATCTCAGGTGTCGGGGGAGCGATAAACGGCATTCCAGCAACAGCACTTAACCAAGAATTTAGACTCACGGTGCTAAGCGCCAATACGTACAGCATCGTTGTTTCTTCCCCGGCAAGCTCCTCGGGAACGACGGGCGCTGCCACGTTTACATATCAAATCTCCATTGGCCCTGAAATCTTTACAGCCCCAAACGGTTGGGGCGCAGGCGGCTGGGGTGGCGTTACTGGCTCGTCAACGCCGACAGGTTGGGGGTTGTCTGCCACAACGGGAATTGCTTCCCAGCTTCGTTTGTGGAGTCAGTCTAACTACGGCGAAGACTTGATCTTTAACCCACGGGGTGGTGGCCTGTATCTCTGGGAAACCAACGCCGACCCAAACATTTTTGACCGTGGCGTTCTGCTCACTAGCGGGGATACCCCAGACGTTTGCAACTTTGTCATGGTGTCGGACGCTTCACGCTTTGTGATTGGGTTTGGTGTAAACGACTACGGCTCCGCCGTACAAAACCCTATGTTGATACGCTGGTCAGACCAAGAAGACTACACCCAATGGACACCGGCTATCACCAACCAAGCTGGTAGTTTTACACTCAGTGACGGTTCTCAAATTATTACTGCTATGCAGTCGCGGCAAGAGATTTTGGTGTGGACAGACTCTGCGTTGTATTCCATGCAATACCTTGGCCCACCATACGTATGGGGTTTTCAACTTCTCGCCGACAACTTGTCTATTGTTGGCCCCAACGCAACATCTACAGCCAACAACATCGCCTACTGGATGGGCGTGGACAAGTTCTACATGTATTCTGGACGGGTGGAAACCCTGTATTGTCCTCTTCGTCAGTATATTTTTAACGACATTAATCTATCCCAGTCATATCAGTTTTTCTCAGGTACCAACGAGGGGTACAACGAGATTTGGTGGTTTTACTGCTCCGCAAATTCAACAGCGGTTGACCGATACGTGATTTACAACCACTTGGAAAAAATCTGGTCTTACGGCACCCTTGCAAGAACGGCGTGGCTTGACTCGCCGCTGCGAGCCTCGCCAATGGCTACAGGATATAACGGGCAGCTTATATACCATGAAAGCGGTGTAGACGACGGCGCGACAAACCCGCCCACAGCCATTACGTCTTTCTGCCAATCTGCCGACATCAACATCGGGGACGGGCACAACTACGGCTTTGGTTATCGGATGATCCCGGACGTTACGTTCAACGGCTCTACGGTGAACAACCCCGCAGTTACCTTTACGCTGCGGCCCCGGCAAAACCCCGGTTCGAATTACAGCGCATCGGCAACCCCTGCGGTCACTAGTACGCAGAACTACCAGTCCACCCGCAATTACGAAGTGCAGCAGTTCACGGAGATCGTGTATGTACGTGTTCGTGGGCGTCAAATGGCGTTCCGAATCAGCTCGAACACCCTTGGGGTGCAGTGGCAGTTGGGTGTGCCGTCCATTGATATACGCCCAGACGGACGGAGGTAAGCCATGAGCAATCCTCTCGTCCGCGCTCCGCGTTTAGTAAGTCCACCGGCTGAATACAACCAACAGTATATGGAGGTGTTGCTTAGCTCCATACGTCTGTATTTCAACCAGTTGGACAACCCCGGAGACATAGCTGGGGCTGCGTTAAACTTGAACCTTGATACGCTCCCAACCGACGCTGATCTCGCTACTTTAAGGCTTGGCGACGTGTACAGAGACACGCAGGATGGTGTGCAGGTAAATAGTCAAATGCTTCGCATAAAGACAGCACCATGATAAACTCGACCCACCCCCGATTTCAGAGGCAACCATGAATCAAACTGCACAAGGACTCGCTGCGCTAGGTCGCGGGCCTGACACCATGCTGGTCCACATGGCCCCCGAAGAAGTCGCGGGTCTGCAAGCGCTTGCCCTGAAACACGGCGGCACGCTAACCATCAATCCAGAGACGGGTCTGGCAGAAGCAGGCTTCCTAAAAAGCATACTGCCGATGATTGCTGGTTTTGCGCTTGGCCCTGCCGGATTTGGGTTGTCTTCCGCTATGGCGGGCCTTACAGTCGGGGGCATTACTGCCCTTACTTCTAAGAGCTTGGAAAAGGGTTTGATGGCCGGTCTGGGCGCGTACGGCGGCTCCGGGCTTGGCGAAAGTCTAATGGGCGCAGGCACAAACGCGTTGTCCTCCGCTGGAGCTAACGCAGTTGTGCCCCCAGCCGCTGAATCAATTGTTCCCCAAGCGGTTGTACCAGAAAGTTTGGCAAATGTTGTCCCCGCTTCTAGCGCCGGAGCTACGGCGGGTATGCAGCCCCTAGCGGGCGTTCCGGGCAAGTTTGTAACCGACGCGTTGCCGCAGCCAGCAGTACCCGCAATCCCAACAACAACGCCAACAATTAGTCCAGCCGAGTTGGGTGGGACCGGTGACTTTGCTCGTTTTGACCGCGCTTATAGCGCTGAGTTGGGTGCGCAAGCCGGACCTTCGACCGGCGATTTTGCACGTTTTGACCGAGCTTATAGCCCCGGCTTAGGTGCCAGCCAAACGGACAAACTCGGCGCGGGATTCAATGCCGTTACTGCCAGCCCCAGTGCCGCGTTGGAGTTTGCCAAAGCCAACAAACTGCCGCTTGCTGCTCTTGGGATTGCTGCGCTCTCTGGCTCAGACGACAAAAATGTGCCTACTCTAACCAGTCCGGGTTTAATCCGCCCCTACACGTACTCCCGCACTAAGGTTCCCGGGGCTTTTGACCGCACGCCAAACGATCCGATGTCGTCCAGAGAGCGTCAGTATTTCAACGACCAGTACACCGCACTCACCCCCTACAAAGCCCCCGGCCCAGAGTACATGGCTGTGGGCGGTCCCGTTGAGGACATGTCAAACGGTAACGACATGGCTGCGTACATGGGGCAGGATAAGTTTGACCGAGGCGGTTCTGTTACGGGCACGGTAGGTGGCTACACATACAATCCTAGAACGGGGCTCTACACCAAACCCGGCGGGCAAGGAGCCACAACGGTTGCACCTACCGGGGGGCTTTCTGGGGCCAGTGGTTCGAGCGGTGGCGGGGATAATTCCCTCAACTACGTTAATCCTAACGTGGCTAAAGAAACTTTTGAAGAGCAAAGTGCGCGTAATCAGAAGCTCAACGATTTTCTGACAGAGGTATTGCCAACAGTACTTAGCCCCTTTTCCACAATGGCTCGCGGACTTTATGACACGCCTATAGCGGGGGGTATTGCCAATTTCTTCTCTCCCCCCGGAAGCATGCCTAATTTCAGTATTCCGGTGGATAACACGGGCACCTATGCGGGAATGCCTGCAATGGGCCAAACAAGCTACGAATCGGGCGTGGGTAACCCCGCAGAAGGTGGCGGTGGCTCCAATCAAGAAAGCTCTGGTTTTACATCTGGTGCAGACCCCGGTGGTTATGGCGGGGGTGATTTGGGTTCGTTTCTTGCTGGTGGCGGTCTAACTGCGCTGGCTCAAGGCGGCATCGCCAATCTCGGCGACTACTCCGATGGCGGCAGACTTTTGCGCGGCCCCGGTGATGGCGTCTCGGACAGCATTCCCGCACGTATTGGGGCCAAACAAGAAGCCCGTCTTGCCGATGGTGAGTTTGTAGTCCCCGCACGCATTGTGTCTGAGCTGGGTAACGGCTCGACTGAAGCTGGCGCTCGTCAGTTGTACGCCATGATGGACCGGGTGCAGAAAGCCCGCAAGAAAACAGTCGGCAAAGACAAAGTGGCAACGAACTCCCGCGCAGCAAAACTTCTGCCAGCATAAATATTTGAGGAATCGAAATGGCCGAACCAACACAAACAAACATTACGCAGACAAGCATCCCCGACTATGCGAAGCCGTACGTTGAGGGCTTGCTGGGTAAGACCGAAGCGCTGACCGCCACCCCGTACCAGACCTACGATGCCAACCGTATCGCCGGGTTTACCCCTATGCAGCAGCAGGCGTTCCAAGGCGCTCAAGGCATGCAGACTTCTGGCCTGTCTGGGCTTGGTGGTCAGTATGCGGGGGCAGCTACGCTGGGCGCTCTGGGCACGAACTACGGCCCAACTCAGTTCCAAGGCGGACAGTTCGGGCAGCAAGACGCGCAGCAGTACATGTCTCCGTACATGCAGAGTGTTGTTGACATCCAGCAGCGCGAAGCCCAGCGTCAAGCAGACATTGCCGGTACACAGCGAGGCGCTCAAGCCGTTAGATCGGGTGCGTTTGGCGGTGGTCGCCAAGCCATTATGGACGCCGAAGCTGCCCGGAATCTGGCCATGCAAAAGGGCGACATTCAAGCGCAAGGTTTGCAGTCCGCTTACCAGCAGGCGCAAGCCCAGTTCAACGCCGACCAAGCACGCCGCATGCAGGCGCAGCAGCTCGGAGAGCAATCCAAACAGTACGGCGCGGGTCTTGGCCTTCAAGGTCTTCAGACGGCGTTGCAGGGTGCGGGTCAGATGGGTCAGCTCGGCGGTCAGCAGTTTGCTCAGGGCATGGACATCAACAAGCTCCAGCAGTCTTACGGCACGCAGCAACAGCAGCAAGAGCAGAACATCATGTCGCAGCAGTATCAGGACTTCTTGAACCAGCAGAACTACCCGTACAAGCAGTTGGGCTTCATGTCCGACATGCTGCGCGGCCTGCCGCTGTCGCAGTCGTCATCGCAGATTTATCAGGCCCCACCATCAGCCTTGTCCACAGCAGCGGGTCTGGGTACGGCAGCGCTCGGCGCGTCTAGACTTGGGATGTTTGGTGCCGCAGGCGGCGCGGTAATAGACCGACCTGCCGGTCTGGCTGAGCTGGCAATCTCAAGAATGGCGTAAGGGTAAACCATGATTAACGTCAATCAGATCACTTCGCAACTGGCCCGGATGCCAGACCAAGCGTTGCAGCAGTACGCCATGATGCACAAGAACGACCCGTACACGGTGTCGCTGGCGCTGTCCGAGTCTAACCGCCGCAAGCAGATGCGCGATGCCGCGCAGGGCCAGCAAGGTATGGCACCGCAGCCCAAAGTGGTCGATCAAGGTATTGCCGGTATGGCGGCACCGAGCGAAATGAACCCCGCTCAAATGGAAGCGCTGATGCAGCAGTTGGATCGGAAAAAAGAACAGGAATACCGTGAGTTCACTAGGGGCGCGGCTCCGGCTCCGCAGCCCATGCCAGAAGATGTGGGTATCGGCGCTCTCCCAGCGCCCAACATGCAGGGCATGGCCGGTGGCGGCATCGTGGCTTTTGGTGGTGGCGGAGACGTGCAGCGGTTTGATGGTGGTGGTGCGGTTGACGCCGCTCGCGCTAGGCGAGACGCCGCGCAGCAAACACTGTACACATACGGGCTTCGTCAGCGTAGGGATGATCCGCAGGGTTTTATGGCGGCACAAAACGAATTTAACACGGCGCAACAAGCTGTCGCCGCTGCGGAAGCTGCATATGCGGCAGAAATGTCCGGCACAGGCACCACACGAGCGGCAATGGGGGCGCAAGACGTTGGCGCAACCAAGCAATTTTCAACACTACCGGCAGTAGCTCCCGCAGTAGTACCCCCCGTAGCTGCTGCGCCGGGTGCTCCAACCCTCCGTTTCCCCCCTACTGCACCCCCCGCTTCCAGTGTTAAAACTCCCCCTGTTGCGGGTCCTCGTCCGGCTTCTGCTGCCAGTAATAAGCCCCCCGTTGCGCCTGTTGCTCCCGCCGCTCAAGCAGGGCTTGGCGATCTTGCCACAACGTATTCGGACATCCTTAAAAAGCAGGACTTTAAAGACCCTGCCGAAGCAAGGCTGGGCGCTTTGGAAGCGAAGGAACGGGCTGCTACCGAAGAAAACAAAGCTGCACTTTTGCGCGATCAAGCAAAATTTGACGACGCGTACAAGGGGCGTGAGAAACGCTTGTCTGACCGCGAATTGGACATTGGCAAGCAGAAAGACACCAACACAGGTTTGGCGCTTTTGAACGCGGGTCTGTCCATCATGTCCACTCCGGGCGGATTGGCTACGGCTATTGGCAAGGGTGCGCAGGTTGGCACCGCGCAGTTTGCTGCCGGTTTGGACAAGATTCGTTCCGCACAAGAGCGCTTAGACGATGCCAGAGACAAGATGGAGGACTTGAAGCTCAACCGTGCTGAGATGTCCGCCAAGCAAATCCGAGATGCCGAAAAAGACATCCGCAATGTGGGCATCGACGCAGAGAAGCGCGGTATTGATGGCCTCCGTATGGCTGCTGATGTGAACCGCAGAACAGCGGCGGACATGTTTAAGGCTACTGTGGACGTAGGCGTCAACCGCGAACGGATGGAGTCCGCGCAAAACATTGCCGAGATGCAAGAAAAAGGACAAAGCTCACGGTCTGCTGCGCAGATTGCTGCTACGCTCAACACACCTGACCGGCTTATCTTCAATAAACTGCTCAAAGACAACAATAACGATGCCGTCGCAGCCGCTACTGCGCTTCAAAAATTAAAAACTGAAAAGTTCAGCGTAACCACTTCTTACGCTGACTATTTGAAATCGTTTGCAGGCAAAGACACTTTGACACCGCCCCTGTCTTTTGCCAACTATGCGGCACAATTTGGGGCTACCCTGCCGCGTTGATTTTTGTAATAATAGGCAAGCGCTAAAACATTCGGGGTTGCGCCCCCCGATCACAATTTAAGAACTGCTATGGCCGACAAAATCCAACTCCCCAATGGTGCTTTTTTTCCTGTTAAGGAGGGCGAGAGTAAGGAGCAGGCACTGGCCGTAGCCAAGCAAATGTACCCCGATGCGTTTCAAAAAACGCAATCTGCGGAGCCAAAACAAGACACATCTGGATTCAAAGCGGCAGCATCTGCCGGTGCTACCCGATTAGGCGGGGAGTTTGAACTACTCAAAGGCAAGCTCGGCGTAAAGAGCGAAGCCGAAGCGCAGAAAGAATACGAAGCCGCGCAAGCAAAAGCAGCCGCACGCTTTACCCCCACAGAGAAGGGCTTTACGGAAGCCCCGTTTTTGAAGTTTAAGGAACTTCTTGGCGGCTCTGTTCCGTACGTGGTTGCGCCTGCGGCTGCGGGTCTTGCTGCTTTGGCTGCTCCTGTTGCCGCTCCGGTTGCTGCGGGTCTTGGTTTGTTGGGCGCAAGCGCGGTGTCCGCAGGTCAGTTCACGGGCTCCAACCTTGCCGCGCAGGTAGACACAGGCAAGACGCTGGAAGAAGCCAGCCTTGGCAAAGCGGTCGGCGCAGCAATTCCGCAAGCGCTAATTGACACGGCGGCTATGGCCCTCTTACCCGGTGTGGGTAAATTGTTTAGTTCTGTTGGTTCCAAACTGACTGCCGAACAAGCCAAAGCAATTGCATCACAGACGCTGGCCCGCACCGCTGCGGACTACACCGCAAAAACAGGTCTGGCAATGGGGCGCGAGGGTATTACGGAAGTTGCCCAACAGGTGCTTGAGCGTTTGCAAGCAGGACTTGCGATTGCAGACCCCGAAGCACGCAAAGAGTACATTGACAGCTTTATTGGTGGCGCGGTATTAGGTGGGACTCTTGCCCCCGTTGGCCGTGCATTTGAGCGCAGTGGTGCCAAGAGCCAAGCGGCTGCCGAAGATCGCAAAACAAGACTGGCCGCAAAAGCCGAGGAGCAACGTCTTGCCGCTGAAGCCGATGCCAAAGAAGAGGCGTTTAAAAAGTCCCCTGATTACGCGCTCAAAGTAGCAGATGACTACGCCGCTGCCGAGAAAGCTAAAGCGGATTTAATGGCTCAAAAGCGCAAGATTGTTAAGGGATCGCCCACTGAGACTGCGGACAAAGCGTTTAACACGATTATTACCAAGCAGCTTCAAGCGCAAGCGCCGGAGCTTAAAGCCCTTGGTGACGAATATGTTCGCCTTGAACCTATTATCAAGCAGGCAATTGAACAAAAACGAATTGAGACGCTGACCCCTGAAGAGTATTCGCTGGAGCAGATGCAGGCTGATGTTGCCGGTGCTGCCCCCCGCCGCACTCGTGACGAGCGTTTGGCGGCTTTGAATCAGCCAATTCCTGAAGAAGAAACGGCCCCCTCCCCCGACGCTGCGTACGTTGATGACCGTCTTGCATTGGCAAGAGCACAGGTTACCTTTACGGGGGACATTGAAAAGGATGCTCCCGATTACGTTGACTACCTGATGACCGACCCGCGCATGGCCCAGACCATCGTAAACAATCAAACAGCGTTGCCGGGATTTAACCGTAAAGAACAAAACCTTATTCGGGACATATTAAAGGTAAAACTGGACGCATTTCCGCAACCCCAAGCAGGCACCGCTGCGTCTCAAGCTCGTGTTGGCATTGTTGAAGAAGAAGAGCAAGCTGCCATTGAAGCCCAACGCGCTGCGGACGAAGCCGAAGCTACCCGCATGGAGACGGAACGCGCTGATGCACAACGCACTGCTCGGCTTGCCCCCGAGGTAGAAGGTATCAAGCGGTTAGGCAAAGTGCCCGAAGGTGCTTTTAGTTCCGCCAACGCAGACGCTATTTTCCGCGACATGTATCTAAAACAAGCGGACGAGGAGCGCGTAGATCAATTGCTGTCTACGTTGCCCATGAGCAGCATCACGACGCCCGGTAAAATTTACGCAGGCTTGGGGTTTGAGACGGCCAGCCGCCGTGACTTACTCACCCGCATTGCAGTGGCCAAAGCCCACACAGGCACGGAAGACGTAGCGCAGTTGCGCGAAGCGTTGGCCAAACTTGATGCCGAAGCCGGTAGCAAAGCCAACATGAGCGAGCGCCTGCCCGGTGAAGGCTTGCTGCCCGAAGCAGAAAAGAAAACGATTGCGGCTGAAAAACTTGCCGACCAGCAGAGTCGTACATTGCAAGAGTACATCCAGTTTTTGGAAGATAAAAAACGCGGCAAGCCGCGTGGCACGCTGCGTCTGGGCCGCAAAGAACGACTCGAAACCGCTGGCGACGAGTTTAAAGCTGCGTACGCCAAGCAGCATGTCGATGAGGTGAATGCGCGTTTGGATGCGTTTGGTTTGCCCCAACTTACAGAAACAGAAGCCAAGATTGCCACGGGGCGTGTTATGCGCAACCTCAACGAGCTTGGTGAGCGTTGGACGGTATCTAGCACAGCAGCGCCGGGATTGGGGACGTTTGCTGCGCCCGTTAAGGCTATGGAAGTTTTGCAAGAGCAGATTCGCAGCGGAATGTTCAAGACAATCAACGACGCGGCAGAGCGTGCTAACTTGGTGCGGCGCGGGGAAAAAGCCGGAAAGACTCGCACTGCTGAAGGCGGCGCACGCATTGCCACTCCTGACGAACTCAAGCTCCGCGCCGAGTCCACCGTTCCAAAAAATGACAAGCGCATTGCTACCGAGTTGGCGACGCAGTTGCGGGATACGCTCGACCAGCGCACATACGCTAGGCCAGAACAACCAGCCCCTAAAGGCAAAGAGGGTTCTAATCGCGCAGACATGGCACTTGCCTTTGGCGCTCAAGAGCGCGGGATGCGTGCGGATATTGCCAGTCGCGCAGAGTCCCTTGACGAAGACACCAAGGACTTTGTTCGCCTTGCAGCCGACACGTTGGACCAGATCAAGGATGAATCGCTTATCACGCGCCTTAAAGAAGGTTTGCAAGACGTGGCTGAAGGCCGCAAAGTCAGCGCACTGACGCAGCAAGAACTCAAAGACTTTGTAGCCACTCGTGCCAAGGATGTGCAGAGCACCACGCGCCCCGGCGCTACCCCTGAAGAGTTGCAACGCACCAGCGCCCAGCCGCAAATGTCGCTGGCTGGTTTTGATGAAGTTGGAGAGCGTACTCAGCGTGCTACACCTAAGAACTTTCAGAAGATGCTTGACTCTAAGGATGTGCAGGGCATGCGTGCAGCTATTGCAAAAATGCGCACCGACAACATAGTGGCAATACAAGAAGCCGCACGTAACACCCCCGCAGCGCTGCGTGCAGCACGTACCGCCAAAGCTCGTGTAGCGTATAACGCGGCACTTGCACAGGAACAGAAAAACTCTTCAGTTGTCAGTAAGCTAAAAGCCGTGTTCACAGAAGAGCGGGCGGGCGCAAGAGAAGTTGTTGACGCGCTGCAAAATCAACTTGTTGGTTTGCAAAAAAGAATTGACGAAGTTGCCGAAGTTCGTTCGATGTTAGGAAAAGAAACAAACGACATGGCGTTGATGATACAAGCGCCAAGTGTTTTGGGGCAGGAAAAAGCACTTCAAAAACGTTTGAAAGAAACGCAGACTGCTTTGGATTTTGCTAAAGATTTGGTTGTTGCCGTAGACAAACAAAACGCTGCCAGTGCGACGTTGTATGACATGCTCACTAAAGAAGTCACAACTACTACAGAAGTCAGGCGTACTAGAGAAACAGGCGGTCGGTTCCAAGCGTTTGAAAAACAGCAGCGGCGGGGCGAGCAAGCGGTTGAGGATGCGCGTAAAGAGCTGGATGCTGCTGAAAGGGCCGAACGTGAAGCCGCCGTAGAAATTAAAAAAACTAAGTCGGTACAGTCGGAGTTTCGTGATACTGCGCAGCGTGCTCGTGAAGGTTTGGACTTGCCCGGACTGCGCAGCACGGTTGACACAACCAAGATGCGGACGCAAATTAGCAACATCCGCAGCGCTATGGGATCGCTCGATGCTCAGCTCAATGCGGAAACAGACCCCGTTAAGAAAGCAGCTATCCAAGCAAAGATAGACGCTACGGCGGCTAAGCTAGAAACTGTTTACGCGGACGCCCCGCGTATCACGACGGCTATTGCTGAAAAAGACCAGCTCTTGTTTGAGCAGACGTTTGATGACGTTCATATTGCTGCGTACGACAAGCAGATGGCCAAGGCACGTATCAAGGGCGGTGAATACGGCCCTGCGCTTTCCAACCGCAGGCAAGGCACGGTAGATCGTCCACAAACCGGGGGACGTATTGTACAAACGGGCGAGAAACGTGCAACTCCAGCCAGTGAGATGGCCGGTAGCGCTCTTGAACGCGTTGCGCAGGAGCGTGCCGCGCTGCGTGAACTGGAAGACCGCGTAGCTTTCTTGCGTGCAAACGGCAAAGACAAAGTTAAGGGTCGGCTGACCGACGCTTTTAAGGCGCTGCAAGAAAAAGTTACAAAGCAAAAAGTGGTTGTCAGGGAAACGGAAGAAGCACAGAAAGCAACCGTTGCAGCCGTGCGCGACATCAACAAAGAAGAACGTGCCGAAAAAGCGCGGGTTCGTAAGGCAGAGGTAAAAGCTGAAGATGACGGCGTGGTGTTCCGCACAACTACCCGGGGCGGGCCTACGTTGGCTACCGAAGAAGTGTCCGCAATTGCGGATCGCATCACCGCTGACTGGAAAAACGCTCCTGAAATTGTTGTAGTGGCAACGGAGAACGAACTGCCACTGCGTATATTGGGGCTGCTTGTCAAACGCGAAGCCACCAAAAACACCCCCGGTTTGTTTGATATTCCAAGTGGCAAGGTGTACTTGATCGCCAGCAATTTGCGTAGTGCCCAAGATGTGGTGCTTACAGTTGCACACGAAGCAACGGGCCACTTTGGTTTGCGCGATTTACTTGGCGGCGACTACACGCGCACGATGGACAGCCTCTACGCAGGTAATCCGGATGTACGCAAACAAGCCGACGCGAAGCTGGCAAAGGAACCCGCGCTAACTCAGCAAGTTGCTGTGGAAGAAGTGTTGGCCGACATGGCCGAGACGGGCGGCGTTACGCCCGCCGAGAAAAGCGCATTGCGCCGTATTTACGAGGTTCTGCGTAACTGGTTCCGCACCACCTTCAAGCTGCCAAACGTCACCGATGCGGAAGTCCAGCAGCTCGTTGCCAATGCCCGCAAGCAGGTTATTGAGGGCGGCAAGAAAGCAGAAGGCGTTGCGCCGGAAGGCGGGATACTGCGCCGAACTAAGCAGACAGAACCGGCTAACGCGTTGGAATCGCTAGCGCGGGAAATCACAGCACAGCCCCTAACGCTCAAGGAAAAGCTGGGCAACAACCTTGCACTGCAAACCGAAATGCAAGCAGTGGACATGCGTGCAGGTCTGCGCGAAACGCTCCGCTTTGGAGACGACAGTCTGTTTACCCAAGCCATGTACCACGTACGCAAGGCTGAGCAGAAAATGGCGCAGATGTTCACCGTCATGAACAGCGGTCCGCTGGTGGCGTACAAAGATGCCAAAGGGTTTATAGGGTATCGAAGTTCCAATGAAAACAGCGCTCGTGATGTGTTTGACGCGATTGCTGACATCCCTGTGGACGATCCGCAGCTAAAGACCAATATTGCACAGGCGTATCTAGTTGCTATCCGCGCAAACAACAAAGGCTTGTCCAAGCTGGATATGGGGGAACTGGGCGTTACACAAGAAGCCCTTGACGCGGCGCTGGCCGCAGCCGATGCCGACCCTGCTTTGAAAACCGCACTGGAGAACGTGCGCCGCAAGTACAACGCGTACAACAAGGGGCTTATTGAGTTCCTTGCTTCGACTGGCCGTATCTCTAAGAAGGCAGCAGCCGACTTGCTGAAAGACGGCGATTACGTTCCGTACTACCGTGTGCGCGACAACGGCATGGCTGAGCTGAACTTTGGCAACAACGTCACGTTCAACGTGGGCGACATCCGCCGCCAGCCATACCTTGCGGAGCTTAAAGGTGGCCAGACCAAGTTGCTGCCCCTGAACGAAGCCATTCAGCAAAACACATTGTTGCTGACGGACATGGCGCTGACCAACAATGCTGCGAAGAGCGTTGCGTACGGCTTGCAAGCGCTGGGCAAAGGCATGGGTCCCGTCGATCCTATTACAGGTAAACCCGGCAATCTGATGCCGATCAAGACTGGCCCCGGTCCTGCTGACGCACGCACCATCCGTTTCTTCCAAGAGCCTGACCCAAGCAACCCGAAGGACACCGGCGAGCGCCATCTGATTGTCAACACCAAAGGCACCGCAGCCGAAGGCATCCCCGCCGAGCTGGTCGTGCAGAGTTTGGAAGGCGCAAGCCTTGCGCTCCCCGGGTTTTTCAAGCTGGGCGGAGCTGCTGCCGATTTGCTGCGTGCTGGTGTGACCCGCACGCCCTTGTATATTGCCCGCAAGCTGATCCGTGAGCCTATGGCCGCAGCTTTTACAGGTGGCCTGAACAGCAACGTGTTTTCTGCGGTCTTCAAAGCAGGCGCTGAGTTTGTGCGCATGAGCCGTGGTACCAGTGACGCGCAAGCCAAGCTCATTGAGAAGGGTTTAATTCAGTCCAACATCTTTGCAGGCGACATGTCTGACATGAAGAAGATGGCTCTTCAGCTTGCCAGCGGCAAAGACCAGAGCGCATTTGACAAAGTGCTGGCCGCAGCCGACCGATACGCGATGCGTGCCGATGCTGCCACACTGGCGCTGGTGCTCAAAAACGCTGAAGAGAACGGGCTGTCAGAAGTTGAAGCTGACATGATGACGATGGAGTCCATGAACTTCTACAAGCGTGGGCTTTCGCCTACGCTGCAATACGCCAGCCGTTTGATCCCGTTCTTCAACGCGCAGATTCAGGGTCTGAGCGTTCTGATTAAGGCTGCTCGCGGCAATATGCCGTTTGAGGAACAGCAGCAAATCAAGCGCAAGTTCTTTAACAATGCCATGCTGCTAATGGCTACGGGGCTTGTGTACGCAATGGCGATGGAAGATGACGAGACATTCCGCAACGCCCGCCCTCGGGACAAGTACTCCAACTTCTTCTTACCTATTCCGTTCGTGGATGAGCCCATTAAACTGCCCATCCCGTTTGAAGCCGGTTACTTCTTCTCGCTGGCGGTGGCTGCTGTCGATGGCATGCGTGCCGAGACTGATGGCAAGGCGCAGTTCCAAGCGCTGCGCGACTTGTTCTTGGGGTCTATCCCCGGCTACTCGTCTATGGGAATGCCTGCACTTGTTAAGCCTGCTTTTGAAGTATGGGCCGACAAGAACTTTTTGACCGGTGGTTCCGTGGAGCCTCGCCGTTTGCAGAGTGTCAACACTGAGGAGCGCTACCTTGCGACCACCACAGAGCTGGCCAAGCAGATGAGCAAGGCGGTGCCAATCCTGTCACCCATTCAGATCGAGCACATTGTGCGCGGGTATCTGGGCGTGCTGCCCTTGGTGGCTGCGGCGGGAGCCAACAGTTTGTTTGAGGGTGAGAAAAAGGCGGAGAAACCCGAAAGCCGTGCGTCTGAATTACCGTTGATTGGCACCGCGTTCCAGAAAAAGTACGGTGGTGGCGATGCCGACGTGGTGTACCGCGAAGCGCAAGAAGCCATTGAGGCTCGCAACACATTTAACAAGATGCTCAGAGAAGGCCGCAGAGAAGACGCCGTTGCTTACCGCGATAAGAACAAGGCCGATCTAGCTATGGCTTCCGCTGCGGGGCAGTATCGGCAAGTGGTTGGTCGCATCAACGAGGACATCCGCCGTACGCAAGATCGCACTGACCTGACACCACAAGAAAAGCGCATCCGTTTGGATGCGCTGGATAAGGCAAAACAGGAACGCGCCGATGCGTTTATCCAAATGTCACGCAGAATAGCGGAGCGGGTAGGTTAAGAAACACGGTCGGGGAGGCGATAGAACCACACCCCGATGATGCCGTTACGGATGCCCGCAATAGCGCGGGCATCTCGGTATCTCAACGCTTGGTTCAGCCCCTTGATGCGCACGGCTTCCGTGTCGAGGCAGGGGACAAAGAACCCCTGTCCTCGCTCAGTCTTGTCCCACGGGAACCGAATTGAGTAGCTCATTATCCTTCTCAGTAATAAGGCGTGAAATCTTCAGCACAGCCACACGCATCTGGGGGCCACGGGTCTTGGCGGTCATGTCCTTCTTGGAGATTTCCGACACCTTGAACAGCGCCCCAAGCTGACGCTTGAAGTCCGCGTAGCCGAAGCTCATGTTGGCGCAGCAAGCCTTGAGCATACTCTGCTCGATGAAGTAGTCAATGTACCCCGGCGTTGCGCCGTGCTCAATGCGCCCCATGATGCGTGATCTGGTGGTCGAGTCATCGACCTCCTTGCCGTTGCCAAGCTCTGCCAGTACGCGGTTGCCCTCGACGTGGCGGATAACGATGAACTGGCCGTAGTGCTCGCGGGTATAAGCGTTCAGGACATCTTCGGCGCTACGGGCGTTGCCTTTGATATTGTTGCGCATGCCGGTGACAATCCCGTGCAGGAACTCGATGATCTTGCCCATCGGTATGTCAATGATACCGGCATGGGTGCTCGACATGAGAATGCCAGCGCCGACCAGCTCGGCAATACCCGCCATCCAGAAGCGCTCATCATTGGTAGCGTTGAACTCCTTGTACATGTTCGACACGATCTCGGGCACCATTGTCTTGAGCAACTCGACGTTCTTGGCCATGTACTCGACCAGCATGTGGCCAGCTACCGCATAGTTGTGCTGCAAGGACTTGACGATCTCAATCTCGTGCGGCTCCCATGTCAGCGGCTGGTCCATGATGAACTCCAGCAGGCGGCGAAGCTCGCCCTCAGACGCATGGTTGCGGCCCCCCGTGAGCATATCAACGGCGTGGGTGTTGGACGACATGATCGCCACGGTCATCCATGTGGACAGGTTCAAGCGCTCTTTGTTGGAGCCGGACTCCATACGCTCCTTGCCACGGCCCTCGGTCATGTCCAGCAGGAACTCGGGGAACCACTCGAAGTTGTTGCGGTTCTTGCTGGTGATCTCATCCGTAATCAGCGGGTTGCTGTTGAGTAGACCCAAGCGCTGCTGCATGGCTACGGGGGATGTGCCCTTGCCTGTGCGGTAGTGGGTGGGGTGGCCCCAGACGGATGCGGCTGCTTCCAGCGCCAGCGTCTTGCCTGTGCCGGACTCGGTTGAGCCGCAGTGGTAGGTCATGCCGTAGATACCCGTGAAGCGCATCAGGGGCGCTCCAGCACCGGCAAGCATGACGGCCAAGTGGGCGTACATCTTCTTGTGGATAAGTAGGTTGATGAACGCACGCCACGCCTCGATGGTGCCGGTTGGTTTGGTGTTTGCCACGATGTTCTCAAGTCCGGCCATAGGCACGGAGATGGGCGCTGCTGCCTTGCTGTAAATCTTGCCAGCGAAGACGTAGGTATCGTCCTCTTGCCAGCCATAGTTTGATGGCACTTTAACGGCTGCCTTACCGGTACTTGCTTGTTCCACGCATGCCCTCACATATTCAAAAAGGTTTTTGTCATTACCAGCGCCAAAGGAGGCGATGATGTTTTGTTGAGCCAGTGCTTTGACTGTCTCGTCTTTGCTCACCACCGCTCTTTGCGGGATGGTGATTGTTGCTGGGCCTTCTGGCCGCAGCGCTAGCATGTGAACAGTGTGTTCACCGCCGCTGTTCAGGATATCCACCACGAACAGATCGTATGGCAACAACATCACCTGCTTCTTGGTTGTGTTGCCGTCAGCATCTTCCATCGACTTTTCGGAAAACACGCCGCCCTTGCTGCCGTAGCCGAACCCACGCGGAGGCGTAGGACGCAGCAGTTTCTTGACCTCGGGCGCGATGCTAGGGCTTTCCGATGGGATAACGATTTCGATTTCTTTCTCAGCCACGTCCATTTCAATCACACGGCCAAGCGCAAGCGGGTTGGTGATCTTGCCAAAGTGTTGACACCCGTCACAGCCGCCCGGGTTCTCGCTCTCAAACTTCACGCACGGGTACGGCCCCTTGATCTGCGCCTGCTTTTCACGCATGCGCTGCTCGTCGTAGGGATGCAACCCACTGAGCCACGCCGCTGCACGCTCGCCGTCCGAACACTTCTGGGCAATGCTCAGCCAGCCACGCCACAAGGGCTCCATGCCGTCCTCTTCGGCGTTCTCTACGAAGTGCTTGAGCTGAGCGCAGCCGGTGCCGTTCTTGGTCTTCAGGAAGATCGTGCCGAACTTGGTCGTGCTGTTCTCAAACAACTTGGCTCCGGCCATCGTAGTCGGCACTGCTGGCGCTGCATCTGGGCGCTTCCCCGGCAGGCTCAACGCAGACGTTGCCGCTGCTGGAGCCGTCGTAGTTAGCTTGGCTGCAATGGCTTGGCTGATGGTGTCAAAGTTAAAGCGGTCGCCCTCGGTCAGCAGCTTGACTTGCTTAGGCTCCCCGTACTTCCACGAGCCATCCTCTTTGTTCTTCTTAAAGTTGAACGTGTTGGGGATCCGCAGCACCCGTGCAGCGTCTGCTGTCACAGTCATGTCGATGTTGAGCTTTTGCTGCTTGCACAGGCGCTTCAAGTTCTCGGCAGTGGGCTTCCACACAGCCACATCGATGTCTTCAGTGAACGGCCAGTAGCAGTGCAGCCCGCCGCCAGAGAACACGATCCACGGAGCGCCCAGCGCATCCAAGCCAGTTTCGGCAAGGAACGCACCGAGTGCCAGCGCAGCCTGCTTCTTGGAAGCGTAGCCGTCCATGTCGATGAACAGGGATTTGATGGAGCGAGCGTTCTCTGCCGTGCGCTTGCCCGATGTCTCGAACGATGCCAGTGCGAAGTAAACGTCCTGCTGTGCCTCGACCCAGTTGTCTACGGCAGGGTAAAAGTCTTCCAGATTCTCGACATACCGGTGCTCTTTCTTTTTTGTGCTCAGTTCCGCCGCGCAGTACAACCCGTTATCCGGGGACGGCAAAACCACCGCAAGGAATTCAAGCGGGTTCATTAGCGTCCTTGGGGTTTACGCGAACAGGTCGAGTTGCTTTTCGTCGCGGACGGGGTATTCGTTGATAACGGCGAGGCGGCAGAAGCGGGAGTACAACTCAAACTGAACGTCGAGCGGGAAGCCCTCTGCTGTCCAGATGTTGTCGCAGTGCAAGATCAACTCGCGGTTGCTCAGGCTTGAAGGTTGTAGTGTTGACATATTTTTTTCCATGCCTCGTCGGCAGAGCGTGAAGTTTGAAGGAATTTGAGCAGCGTTTCTACGCGGTGCTCGTACGCAGGAAAGATGTCTCCGCCTGCGAACCAGTTGTATGCGGTCTGGCGTGTAACGCCTAGCGCTTTGGAGATGCGAACGACAGAGAAGTCATGGTGAACAGCCCAACGTCCGAGCTGATTGCCCGGAGTCTTCGGCGCACGCATAACCATGTCGATTGTTTTTTGTGAGTAGGCCATAAGGGTCTTAAAGGTGGGGGTACTCGCTGCGTCTGTGCCTTACTGGTTATTGCCACAATTCCCTGTTACGGGTCAGAGGCATCACAGCATCCGCTTTCCCCCCGAAACTTACTTAGGTCTTGGCAGGGAACAGTTGGGCCAGCACAGCCTCATACTGGGTCTTGCGGCGCTCCAGCAGCGCTACCTTGTCCAGCTTGTCCAACAGGCTCGGGAAGTTGATGTCTTCCTTGGCGCACTGCTCTTGGATGTCTGCCTCAAGGCGAATGAGTTCATCGTCCAGCTTGGCCATCTCTAGCTCAGCTTGGCTGCGAACCTTGCGTGCTCGGATGGGTGCCAGTGCTTCGGACAGTTTCTCCTTGGACATGGCGATGATTTCTGCGAATGGTTTGAGTTTCATAATGTTTCTCCTGTGAGTAAAAGTTTGTTGTCTGGTTTGTTGAGGAATGCCAACGGGCTTTTTGGATCGTGTTTTGGTTTTTGGCTCTGTTCCTGACTCATCTGACCGAAAAGTGCTTGGCCTCCCTGTATGTGCCCGAAGCCTTGTTGCACGTACATCTGCTGCTGCTGTATGAGTCGGCGGTAGTCTTCCTCTTTCATGTGGCGAAGCTGCATCTCACGCTCGTGCTCGTACCTCTCTCGCTCAAGATATACGTCACGGTTGGCATCGTAAAGCTGGTTCGTTGTTACTGCCATGTCTTTCTCCTTGTAAGGTGGGGGTACTGACGGTGCTCTCCTTGTGACGGCACCAGTTTATTGGTAGAGAGCGAGGCGACTCCCGCGTTCCCCCCGAAACTAATTATTCGTCATCCCAGTCGGCAACGACATCGGCCAGCGCTTTCTTGCCGGGCACAGCCGTTGGCTTTGCCGCTGCTGCCTTCTTCACGACTGGCTCTTCGTCTTCCTCGGGCGCTTCGACCACTGGGGCTGGCTTGGCCTTGGCTTTAGCCTTGGGGGCTGGTGCGGGGGCTTCGTCTTCCTCGGGCTCTTCGACCACTGGTGCGGCCTTGGCCTTCGGCGCTGCACCCTTGAGCGCATCAGCAGGCTTGCCCATGTCCATACCAGTGGAGTCCATCGTGATGGCTTTCTTGGCTTCGGCGGTGTCGCCCTGCTTGGTGGCTTCAGCGAACTCGTCATCAGTCAACCAGCGCATGGCCTTGAAGAACAGCTTGGGGGACTCGCTGGCAGTGTCGAACTTCATGCGGGTCACAACAGTGCTCGGGTCAACGCCTTGGGCCACGAGCCAGCGTGCGTACGCTTGCAGTGGGCGGTTGTCGCCTTCGTCCTTACCGAAGATCGAGGTGGCTGGCAGGGATAACTGCATCACATCGCCTTCGATGTTGTTGGCCAAGACGACTGCCAAGCGCTGCTGGTAACGGCAAGCGCGGGTATTGCCAGTACCGGAACCGGCCACGTTCTGTGGGCAGGCTGCGCAGGTGTCGGACTGTTTGTTCTTGCTATTGGAGTCTGGTGTGTCGCCATCGTTGGACTGACAGTCAGGTTTGGCGGCGGTTGCGTCCTTGTCGTACTTGGCGGCGTAGAACACACGGGCCACTTTCGGTGCGGCCTTGACGATCACCACATCGAGGAAGCGCTCATCGACTGCTGCGATTTCTTTGCCGTCAGAGATCAGACGGAACACGCCACCTTTGATCGACACGCGTTTGCCGCTGGCACCACCACCCGCAAGGGCTTTGGCAATGTCAGACATCTCGGCCTTGCGTGCGAAGGCGGGTACTTGGGCGGGGTTAAACAGAGCTACATTACTCATGGTCTTCTTTCTTACTTGCTTGGTTTGCGAACGGAAATATCGTACTCAGCGTTGGAGTTGAGTCCGGGTGGCAGAACGCCGGGGTTTTCTTCGAGGAACTGCTTCATGTTGGTCTGAGCAATTCGTTTCTCGAACAGGTCGAGCGCGTCATGCTGCGTCACAAAGGTCTTGAACGAGTCCCAGTCCGTTGTTGAGTAGCGTGTCTTGATCGACATGACAACAGTGCCTTGCGGCGTGTTGACGGATGTGACGCCAAGCGCTTGCATCTGGTCTTTCATTGCATGCTTGATGTCGTCTTGCGTAGCCTTGAGCAACTCCACTTTCGTGTCGTACTCTCTGGTCAGGGTTTCGATTTCGCTGCGAATCTTTCGGTAGACCTTCGCTAACTTGTCGAGTGGTATGACTGTTGTAGTCATGGGCTTCTCCTATTTTTGTTTGTCTAAGGTTGGACAGTGTACACAGGTTTCTGGTCTTTGCAACTCCTTTATTTTTTAATTTCCATGTTGAACATCTCAGTCAAAAGTGAGTGACTGCTTACATTACTTTGCAAGGCTTTGAACATCTTCTTCTCGATGGGGCTACCCTCGATGTGAATGACCGTCACCTTGTCAGAGTTCTGACCCTTCCTGTCAGCGCGTGCAATGCACTGCACGTACTGCTCAACAGACATCAACGGTCCGTAGAACACCACAGTGTCCGCAGCAGTTAGGGTAATCCCGTGTGCCGATGCCTGCGGTTGCATCACAAGGACTCGCGGGTTGGCTTCGGTTTGAAAGCGCTTGATGATGTCAGCACGCTTGGGCGCTGTAACGCCGCCGTGTATGCACTCCGCGCTGATGCCCTTCTTGAGCAGGTGCGTGTGCAGCGCGTCAATGCTGGAGCGGAACAGCGCGAAGATCAGAACCTTGCGGTCAGTCTCCTCAAGGATTTCTTCAATGACGCTAAGCCTTGGGCTGGCATCAAACTCTACTACCTCGTGGTCGTCCGTGTAGGCCGCACCACAACTGATCTGGAGCAGCTTGGACACGCTAGCTGCGGCATTGACCGCGCTGATTGTTTCCCCCGCCGCATGGATCATCATGCTGTCCTTGAGCAAGTTGTAGTACTTGGCCTGCTGCGGTGTGAGCGCCACTTCACGCGTCACGGTAACGACCGGTGGCAAGTCCAGACACTGCGCCTTGGTGAACCTGATGGCCGGTTGCAGCGCCTCATGCACGAGGTTCTTTGCGTCAGGCTTCGGTGCCCACTTGAACATGGTGATCTTGTTCATCACTTTGTCGCGCCATGCTGTGAAGAACTTCGGAACACCCTCCGGGTTCACCAGCTTGGCCAAGCCATACGCATCGACCGGAGACTGAGACGCAGGAGTTCCCGTCATCATCCACAAAAAAGTCTGGGGCTTGATGATTGTTGATAGGGACTTCCAGCGCTTGGTGCTCATGGTCTTGTACGCATTGGCCTCATCAACGATGACCAGATCAAACTTGCCGTTGGCCACGATCTCACTGGCGATCAGGTTCAAGCCCTCGTAGTTGGTGATGACGATCTCGTAGTTCTTCTGGATCATCTCGATGCGGCGCGATGCTTGCGGGTGGTGGGCAATGATGGCCGAGCGGTGGATGACGCTGTTGCTGATGTCTCCCATCCAAGCGGACTGCATGATCGACAACGGGCACAGGATAAGCACGCGCCTGATCTCCCCACGCTGCATCAGATAGTCAGCCGCCCACAGCGCACTGAGCGTCTTGCCTGTGCCGGGTTCACTGAACACGAACGCCTTGCGGTTAAGCGTCAGGAACGATGCCGTCTCGATCTGGTGCTCCATCGGCGTGTAGCGCCCGGGCCAGTCGTAGTTGCGTGTGATTGGCGATGGCAAGTTCTTGACGCCGAGGTTCTTGAGAACTCTGACTTCATCCAACCCCCAGAAAACTGCTACCGAACTTGATCCGTCATCGTGCTCTTCAACTACCTTGCTTCTCGGAATTACCCGATACTTCTCAGGGCTGCGCGTACGCAAGAGCAGCGCCTTGTTCTCGATGATTTCCATTGCTTCTCCATGTTCTTATTTGTTGTCGCCTTGATTGGCGCTCTTGCTGCGTAGTCGCGTGTTGCCCGGTATGGTCTTGCCACCTTTGCGCAGGGGCTTGATGTGGTCGATGTCCTTGCCTGCGCGGTCTACGCCCTTCTTGTCGTACGCCCGCCGTGCCTTCTGGCGTTCGTGTTGGTCTGAACTAGGGCCGGACTTGCCGGTTTCTAAATCGCGCTTGTACTCTTTCTTGTAGTCTCTGGTTGCCATGATTTACCTCTTAGTGTTGAACTCGCAGCCAGCGCAGGGGCACCAGCCGCAGAGCGGGGTTCGTGTGGGGTTCCACACATTGTTTGCTACTGACGCCTCAATCTTAGCGACTCGCTCCCGATAGCGCCACCACTCAGCTTCGGCTTCGTCAACCGTCATGCTGTGCTTGACCATCGAGTTCTTGACCACAAACAAAAGCGCAGAGTTAACCTTGCGTATGTGCGGGAAGTGCTTGAACACCATCAATGACATGAGGCGTAGCTGGTCGCGGTCTGGGTACTTGTCGTTGCCCGTCTTGTAGTCCACGACCCACGCTGTCATGTTCTCGTCGTCGATGATGAGCAAGTCGGCAATACCCCGCGCCCATGCGTCTTTGGACTTCCAATCGCACACCCGCAAGTCCTGAGTCAGCGCCATCTGAAGCTCGGCTATCTTGCGCCCGGGCTTGGCGAGCAGCGCATCGAGCGTGTCCTTGACGTACTCGAACTCAGGGGGGATGGGCGTGCCGTCAGCCACGTACTCTTCTGCGGCCTTGTGCAGTATCGTTCCGTAGCGCGTTGCCTCAGTCTCAACGAACGGGTACTTCTTGAGAATCTTGACTTCGTGGTAGCGGCGGGCGCAGCCCTCGTAGTCCTTGAGGGAGCTGTGGCTCCACGTTACTGGTTTGGTCATTCAAAATCTCGCTGAGTTAATGGCCTTGGTAAGCCGGTGTGCAAACTCGGTAACAAACTTCTCGTCTCGGTTCAGCGTGTCACGCCCCATGTCGTGCAGGATTGCGTGGGTTACTTCGTGCCAGAACGACTCCTGTACTTGCGTCGGTGCGAATGGTTTGTGCGTCACATTACTGCGCCTGCCCAGCTTGATTGTCTGCGCCGTGTAGCTGATGCGTCCCATGACTCTCTTCTCAAGCATGGCCTCCACGATCTCGATTGAATACTGCTTGTTACCCACGCGCACCTTGCGCGGTATGGGTGCTTTGATTACTGCCATTACTTCTCCTTGCTTTCTAAGAATTCTTTGAATAGCGCATCCAACCCACCCTTAGCAAAGGTGGCTGCGTCGGCCTCCCACTCGGCTTTCTCGGTTTCGTAGCGGCGCATAAACTCCTCCCACGAAATGGCGGGCTCTGGAATCGGCTCACCTTGTTCTCTTTCGTGCCAGTGTGCCATCACAAGCTCGACGTATTCTTTGTTCAGCCCGAACGCTTCGGCAACCGTTTGCCAAACACCGTCCGCCGCTTGTGCAGCCGTAGCCGTCAGAAGGCTGTCAATCGGGGAGCCCTCTTCAAAATCCTCGGGTTCATATAAACGCGCCGCAAAAAGTCGCGCTTCATCTCGCACTTCACACCAATGTCTCGGCCCTGCTTTGTCAAAGTAAACGTGCATTGCGTCTCCAATATCGACTTCGGCTTCGTCATCGTCGTACTCGTTTAGGCTCCAACGAATTATGGTTTCAAACACCTCGTCCTTATCTTGCTTGTGGTACGGTCTCTTCATCTGCTTCTCCTTTAATTCTTCGCCAAGCCATAACGCTTGTGTGCGCCTCCGTCAGCGGCCAGTGGTATGCCCGGCATGTACTTCGGCTCCATAGTCATCTGCGCCAAAACCCATGTTTTAGCGTCAGCAACGTCCTCATCAGGCACAACAGCAATCTGCTCGTCATGCACGGTTCCAGCCACGAAGTACCTCTTCGCGGTTCTCAGCATCCCATCAGTCATCACGCATCTCGCTACGCCCTGCGTGACATTGTTGGTTATTTTTCCTGCATACAGTTTAGTCTCATCTGCGCCGTATGTCCACTGCAACCTGCCTTTTTCATCTTTCCCCGGTTTCAGGTCAGGATATAGCAGGCTCATGCCAGAGGGCAGCACGATCTCCCCCTTCTTGAAGGTCACGCACTTGTGGGTGTACTCCTTGCCTTCGTACAGGCTGTACTGGATCAGGTGCCCGAACATGTTCCACAGCGCCACCACAGGCTCGGCAGTCAGGCGGTACTTGTCGATGATGGCCTTGGCCGCGAGACAGTGGATGACCAACTCCGTCATGGTGCAGATGTGCGGTATCTCTTCGAGCTTCTTGAGGTTGTCATCCCAGTCCAAGAACTTCTCGGCGGTCTCGGCAGTCACTCCAAGCGTCTTGGCGAACTCCTTGGTGTACCTGACCGGCGGTGCCCCAAGGAAACCGACGAGTAGCTGAGCCGCAAACGATGCCCAGCCAAGACCATAGCCGCACCCGAGTAGGGCCGATTTAGCAGACTGACGAAGGTCTGGATGCGACTCCTTGGTAAGCCCGGGAATGTTAAACATCTGGGAGCCGAAAGCGGCATAAGGGTCACCCCCTGCGCTGAAGATGTCGAGCATATTCCCGTAATCCGAAAGCCACGCGAGGACTCGCGGTTCAATCTGCGATAAGTCCCCCACGACGAGCTGGTGCCCCTCGGGAGCCATAATTGCTTTGCGTAGGAACGAGCCTCGTTTGAGGTTCTGCATATTGATGGCGCTGCCTTTGCTGGCCGTCCACCTACCCGTGCTGGCCCCGTAATAGCTGAGCGGGACCGGCAGCGCTCCGCGCTTGCTGATGTCGAGGAACCGCTGAGCACGCGTACGTTCAGTAGTTGATTTGACCGCCAGTCTCGCTTCGCATAGATGCGCCACGTCTTCATTGGCTCCGTTGAGGAGGGCTTGGAACATAGCGTCATTTTTAGCGAGAGCAAGCGTGCTCTTGCCGGTTGTCTTACTGATTTTGCGCGGCGGCGGTATGCCGAGCGCTTCCAGTGCTTCTGCAAATTTAGGGTTCGATGCCAGTACAGCCTCGTCCACGCCGAGCCGATGTAGTAGTGCTTCACGTTTTTCCTTTTCTTCATGTAGTGCGTCAACCAGCATGGCGCTGTCAAGTTGTAGCACCGGGTTCGTGTACATCTTGAGCGTCATGTCTATAAGCCTAAGTTCCTTCGCTGGGTAGCCTCGTGATAGCCGTTGGAAGATTTGTTCGCATAGATATACGTCGTGTTTGCAATACTCTGCAAGTTCATGTTCCATGTTCGCGTCCAGCTCGGCCAGACCATCGGTACTGTATACGGCGGTCCCTTTGGCGGGAAGACCAAAAGCTGCTGCAAGTCGGGCGAGACTGTTGCCAACCTCAACGCCACGCAAAGCTCGCGCCATTGACAGGGTATCGAAGATGAAACAGGGGTGGGTGTCGTACTCCCATCCAAGGATGGATACGTCGAACTGTGCGTTATGAGCAAGGATGGCGGTTCGTCCCCAGTCGTACTGCTGAAGGTACTCAGATAGGTCTCGTCCTCGTACCCACTCAATTGGCTCATCGCTTCCGTATACATGGACGCAAGCTCCGAACGCGTGGAATCTCTCATGGCGTATGTACTCCTCGGTTGTCATCATGGACAGTGAGTAGCCGGTCTTGCGGTCCCACACTGTCTCAAAGTCAATGCTTACTATCTGGTCGTAGGGGGCGCTCAATTAAATTTCTCCTTGGGTGGTGCGCCTACTGTGGCCATGAACGACGTCAGGTTGTGTGCGTAGTTAATCATGTTGGCAGCGGGTATCTCGTCACAGTTAACGGTACACATTGCGATCTGGTTGGTGTTGTCCCTGCCGAACAGCAGCACCGCCTCGTGGTCGTCATCTACAAAGCAGCGCACTATGCGGCTGATGAGGAGCTTGAGGTATTCCCGCTCGGCTTCGTCCAGCTCCCCGATTGCTCTGTCAATTTCTTCTCGTGTCATCTCATCCATTGCAGCTTCTCCCTTAGTTCCTGTATGTTTGTTTCGTTGACCACCATCGTCATGCCCCCTGCTGTGCGGATGGCGGCTAGCTCCCTGTCTTGCAGGGCCGTGGTGACTCCCTTACCTGCCTTGCACTCGATGGCAATGAAGCGCCCCCCGAAGCAGCAGATGATGTCCGGTATCCCCGCACGCCCGTAGCCATTGGCCGCAGGCGAGAAGTAATAGATACCGAACTCAACCAGCAGCTTACGCACTGCTGCCTTGACTTTGCCTTCGGGGGTTTGTGCCATCAGATCACTTCTTTGAGTTTTTGCATATAGTGCTTGGCCTTGCCTGCGTCATCGCTGCCGTCCTTACGGCCAGCACGCATGGCGTACTTGATGATGTTGCCCTTGAGAAATCCTTGGAACTCCTCTGGGGTAAGCACCGCTTCCATCAGCGCCCACGGCTGGATGGGCATGTCCTTGTAGTGGCTACCACTGACCTGTACTTCGTCTGCTTTCATTGGGCTACTCCTTTAGCTCGTTGTGCTTTGCTGTAAATGGTGAACTGCTTGGGCTTCAGCGCGATCAGGGCTTCTGTCTTGGTGGTGAACGGCACGGTGCCGTAGTTCGGGTTAGTCTCACGCACTCTCTCAACAGTCTTGGTTGACATTGTGCTGCGTTTGTAAGTCATGTCCTGTGTGACGGGCTTGTCGCCGCGCCTGCTTGCTTCTTCTACAACATAGCGCTTCCACTCGAACGCATTGGCGGGGGGCTTGGGGTTTAAATCTTTCAAAACAAAACATCCTTTGATGGGGTCATAACGGGACAGGGTGGCTATTGTCATCTACTTTCTCCTTGGTTTTCTTTGGGCGTCCGCGCTTCTTGTCGGGGATTACCCGCTCTTCGGTTGTGAATGTGTGGTCGTTAGCGCATCTGCGTCTGCGCTCTACAAAGCCGCCCAAGTTCTTTGTCTGTTCGACTGTCGTCCACTCGTTACAGGTTGGGCATTTCAAGTGTTCTTCTCCTTGGTTCAGGGTCACGCCAGATGTCCGGTGTTGCCCATGCAAACAGGCAGTGCCACATGGTTGCGGACTTGTTCCCAAAGCGGCCGTAGAAAAGTTTGGCAAGGTCAAGCTGGTTCTCACGCTCTTGCAGCCACCATTCACGGGCGGTTGTAGGTCTGGTCATGTGTTCTCCTCTTCGGGCCATGAGTTGGCGTTCAGCACGGCTGAAAGAATTTTGGCGTCCAGCTTTTCTCCGTGCTCTTCTTCGTACCAGCGCATAGTTTGACCAAGCCAGATTAAACGGTTGAGCGTTTCCTCTACGGACAATCCAAACTGCTCGTTCAGTGGCTTCTGTTTTTTCATGTGCTCTCCATAATTTTTTCAAGCAACGCAGCTTCGTTTTGTCTCCACTGCGGCACTACATTCGGGTCATACAACATGTAGTGGTCGTACATCTTGAGCATGGTCTCGCGGTCAATGTAATAGTCGCGCGTCACAGCCAACTCAAAAATGTCTCTTGCAAGCCTACGCATCGCATTCTTGTGGAGATGGTCATCTCTGTCCCACTCAGACTTCAGTTTGGCTTGCCAGTTCAGGTCGTTACCGTTTCTGCGTAGCACTCTCATGTGTTCAACTCCCTCAACATGGCTTGCACCGCCTTTGCAAACACCACTTGTCCCCAAGGCATAGGCGCACCTCGGTGTTCCGCTACCACCTCGTAGTAGATCGCTTCTAGTTGTGAATCACTCAGGTTTACCCACGGCTTCTTGTAGACCTGTGTGTCATCGTCATCGTCAATCATTTCTTCTTCTCCTTGGGCTGCGTTTCTTTAAATTGTTCGCACGTCCCCTCTGGCGTAAGCGACTTGACGCAGGGCTTTTCGATGACGGCGCACATCAGAATGACGGTGTGCTTGGTGCGTTGTTTTTGTAAATAAATACATTTCAGGCATGGCTTCATGTGTTCTTCTCCTTGAGTTCGGCTTCAATGGCTCGGTCAATTGCTTCATCCAAGTTCGGGCCGCGAATGTCTCGCAGACTCATGTGCCAGTAATGATTGCCACCCATGTCCAGCGACATTGCACGGGCCATACCCTTGATGTGTTGGTAGCGTGCAGCATCCTTCTGCGCTGGCTGTGCCAAGGCTGCTTTAATGGCATCAATTGCAACAAAGCCCGCTTCACGCTCGGGGTCAGTCCAGACAAACTTCATTCCGTTTTCCAGCGCCTCCAGCGCCAGCTTCAGTGCTTCTGTTTCTTTGGTCATATCCACCCCAATCCTTGGCAAGCAGCCGCAATAAGAAAGACGCAGCCAACAGTAATGCAGTAAACCCTGTCACAGTGTGGAGCTATCCAGATGATTCCCGTCAATATCAGAAGTTGAGGGTCAGTCATGCTCGTCCTCCTTTGCTTCATCAATCAGTTGCTGTTTAACAAACTCCAAGCAGCCAACCACGGTTGCCGAGTACAGGGTGTCATCGTATTTGTGGATTGTGTTGAGCAAGTCCTCCACAAAGCTGTCTATAAGTTTCTTTTGGTCAGTCATGCTTGTCCCCTTGCTCGGATTGCTTCGGCAATGAACTCGCTCACGGCATCGTCAGGGATAAACAAACTCTCAATTAACTGAGCACACGCCTCACGCTCATCAGCACGGACAAGCTCAATGAGCTTTGGCAAGTTCACATACCCGTCCCAGTCGTTCTCTACCCACGCTTGTCGAGCGAACTCTCTGTCTGCTTCGCTCATGTCTTTCATGCGCTTGTTCATGTGTTCCCCCTCGCTCGAATGGCTTTGCCTACACCTAAATTTGTCCCTTCACACCCCTCTATGTATTCGTCAGCCAGCTTCGCACACGCCTCACGCTCTGCTGCTGCGACAAGGGCGGCAAACTTAAACATAGATTCGGCTGTTTCAAAACTTGCATTCGCCTCACGCGCCATGCGGATGATGTCTTCTTGTGTCATGTGTTCCCCCTTGCTCGGATGGATTCTGCACAAGCTAACTCAGGTCGGTCGCCATAATAATCTTCCAAACTGTTAATTCCCTCGCAGTGTTTTGCACACTCTTCACGCTCATCAGCACGGACAAGGGCTTCAAAGCGCTTGAGAAACGGCAACAGGCTGTATTCGTCATCAATCACAACCATGCCAGCCTCACGGGCCATCTCAATGATTGTTTTCATGCGTCCACCCACTTCCAGCCCAGCACCAGACGCACACCCATGCGGTGAATCCAGAGGGGTTTTTTGGTCAGGTTGAAGGTAATTTCGCCCATGCGGTAGCCGCCAACATATTTGGGGGAGGTAAGCATCTTGAGCATTTCTGTGTCGTATATCGTCATATCAGCAGACTCCAAATCCAAGCGCCAGTAAAGAACAGTCCAAGGCAGATCACTGCCAGCACTGTAAAAATAGACCAAAGCATGAACGCTCCAATCCTGTGCCATGTTTCTGGCACTGGGTCGATGTCGGCGGGTACGACGGGATACGGCTTGACCTTGCGCGTCTCTGGCTCAAGCTCTGCCGTGGTGAAGTGGCAGTCCATGCCGCAAGTCGGCTGGCGTGGGCATTCACGATAACCCGTGTCGCACATCCTTGTCATGCTGCCTCCTCGGTCTTGCCCAAGTACGCCTTCAGGCGCTTGACTCGTTGCTTGTTGTAAGTCACCAGCGCTTGTGCATATTCGACCCCTGATTCAGCCTTCAACAATTCATGCTCGGCGTGCATCAACTCGTGCGTAACGGCTTGTGTCGGCGTCACGGTCTTGAGCATCAACCTCAATTCGGTCCACATATATTTCCACATATCAACCTCCAAACATTGTTTGCAATTCGCGGTACAGCATGTGCGCTTCCTTGATACTGAGCGTCTCCAACACCTGCTTGGCCGTGAGAAGTGTCGGCGCGGGGGCAGCTTGGGCATGGGACGCGTTGAGCGTAGCTATCCCTGCGCGTATCCCGTTTTGCTTCTTGATGGCCGCGATGTCGATGTTCACTTTCGCTGGTTGGCGTGGCGGTGGGTCTGCTTTGGTGGGGGCTTTCGTATTGGCCAGCTTCTTTCTCAGCAACGCTCCCATGTTGCGTATGGTGGCCGTTGCCTTCAGTGGACGGAACTCTGGAATGAGCGCCGTCAGCTTGCCGTCCTTGTCTCTGCTCAAGTGTCCTTGCCTAATCATCTGCGTGTACAGCGAGGTCAGCGAGCTTTTCTTGAACCCTTGCTTCTCCAGCGCTTGCACGGCTTGCGTTGCGGTTGTGTAGGGGTTGTCTCTGACATAGTTGAACGATGCTTGCGACACCCCCACTGTGGGTTGGAAGTAGTGCCTTTGCTTGGCGGATGCAGCTTGCTCCTGAGAAGATGTTGATAGGGGAGTCTCGGCTTTTTCCCACTCGTTCAGCACGGCATGCAGTGCGGTCTTCATATCTGGCATTGTTTTCTCCTTGATTGAAATCGGGTATTGTCCACTATTAGACATGTTAGTGTTCACTCTTTTTTGTAAGGGGTTTCCCCCCCCTCATAACGGCCTCCAGTAAAGTAAATCAAGCGCTACTACGATAAGCGCGAGTAGGAACACTACCCGCGTGATGGTGTCTCCTCTGTCAAACATTCAGCTCCTCCGGTATCTCAATGTCATTGCCAAGTCGGCTTGCTACATAACAGCGCATGGCTGCGATCAGGGGTGTTGGGCCGGGGTGTTCGATCACGCCACGCCATGCAACCCAGCGTGTGAGGTGCCAAGCTGTTGCGATCTTCTCCCGCTCAATGATCGGGCCGCCTTGCTCCCAAGAGCTTGAGTACCAGTCCCAATTTTCTTGTCGCACGATGATCTCTACACCCTCACACTTCGCCACTGCCCAATCAAGGGCGGCACCTGTCAGTTCATCTGTTTTCATTTGTCTTCTCCTTGGTCGATATAGATGTTGTCGGCCACTGGCCCGATGCGGGTGCGGTGCTTGACCTCGCAGTTGCTGTTCATCATCCAGCAAGCTGTCTCGATGGCATCGCGCACATCCTCCATGATGGAAAACCCAGCGCCATGCCGAGGCTCGTCAACACTGAACACTGTGGTTATGTAAACTCCTCCGAACTTCCAAGCCTGCTCCCAACTGTCGTAGTTGCTGGCGTTGTACATCTCAATGAACGTGTGTTTCTCAGTCATTTGCTTTCTCCTTGGTCGATGTAGTGCTTGATGCGCCAGAGCATCTCTTGCATGCCTTCCCATGCAACGCGACTAGGGGGCGTTCCGTCTATACCGCGCTGCACAGTGTTTAGCATCACATCGACGTACGTTTCGATCACGCCTTTGGATATGGTTATCTTGATCATTTACTTCTCCCATTTAAGGGTTGTGCCGCTGCCGCTGTAGTTGCAGAGGTCGTAGTTGGTCATGACTAGCTGCGTAAGGGTGTAGGGGTCTATGTCCCGCCCACTCAAATAGTGGCCCAATAGTATCGAGCCGTTGATGTGTCGGCTCAGGTCAGAGAACATAACCTCCTTCTCGTGTACTTCGGCAACCATGCGCTGCCCATGTTCGTCATACCCTCGGCCTGTGTTCCATTGATGTTTCATTTACTTCTCCTTAAAGCGCAGCCTGAGTCGGCAGGCTGCAAACCGTTTCCAACGGTGCAAACCGAAATGACACCCGTCAGACTTCGCAGTGAACTGTGTCGAACAGAGACAGCAACACAGTATCGGCATCGTAGACAGCGCAGTCAGACATCGCACGCTGCAACACCTCGTCAGTGAGCATGCGCTTGTTGAGGAACTTGAGCGCCATCATGGGGTCTTCTGGGTACGCCGCCTCTGCGATCATGTCGAGCAGGTCGTGATACATCCCACGCATGGCATCGCGCAGTGCGTCCTCCAGCATGTCGTTGTCCGTGTACCCGTAGGCGCTGGCGTCAGACCACTTGCCGTCCCATGAAGTCAGGCTGGTCGTGCTGTAGTAACTCTTCCAGTCCATCAGGGGCAGCTTCTCGATGACTGTCGGGTCACGCCCCACGGGCAGGGCATCCCACTTGATCTTGACGGCCGCAGCAGCCAGCGCTGTGAAGTGGAAGATGTCCAGAGTCTCGCGGTCTGAGTGCTCGTTGTCGTAGCCCACGCTGATGTTGGTGCATTCGGGGATGATGTCAACGAACTCGGCAGTGTCGGTGTACACACCTGTGTCATCGCCCAGATACATCAGCACGCCGTCAGCACACAGCTCACCGGACAGTGCGTCAGCGAACTCATCAGAGCAGCACCTGCCCCACCCCTGATGCGTGATAACGCTGTCGATGCCGCGCCTGTCGAACGCAATGGCACGATCAAAGCAGGCCAGCAACTCGGGGCTGTGGTCGGCAAGGTACTTAGCACCGATACCCCCGCGCTCCTCGCCCTGCGTGAAGATGTAGTACGCCGGTACACCAGCATGCAGCATGTGCATCAGCATCGCGCAACCCGCACCATCGTCAGCACCAAGGGGCGCACCATCGGCATACCACTTGCCTTGAGTCTTCCTGATCTTGTTGGCACCTGTCTCACGATGCACTGTGTCCACATGGGCTACGAACAGCGTGCGGTTGGTGTCGTCGAGTCGTGCGTCTACATGCAGGTTGCCCACCTTGTCATAGCTGACAGCGATGTGCTTGCGCTTGGGTATGTGTGAGTGCAGCCAGTCCGTGAACTCGATGACTGCGCGTGTGCCGTGTGGCCGCTTCATTGACAGGGCGCGTGATAGCGTCTTGCAGAGTATTGATTTCTTGTTCATGTTGATTCCTTGATTGTTACTGTGGTTGGTTCAATGGACAGGCACGCATCCCGTACGGGGCATGGCTCGACTTCTTCTGGCTCGGGTACATAGTCCTCGTGGTACATGTTGCCGTCAATCTCGACAGGTGCATCGTCATCGTACAAGTAGAAGTTGCCCGACCCTTGGCACTCCCATGTCTCGTCAAGCAGCGCCCACTCGCCATCGTGTAGCTCTACGCAGTTATCGCGCAGTTGGTAGTCGCCCACATGGTCACAGACAATCGCATCGTCATCGCAGTGATACCACTCGTCACCAACACTGACCGCATCATCCATCGAGCAGTACTCGCCGTTCTCAAGCTCCACGATGCCGTTGTCACTGAGGTAGTCGCGGTCGTAGTAAGTGCCGTCAACCTCCACGGCGTCATCGTTGGGCACATAGTAGTCGTTGCCCCTGCGCCCAGTGACATGCGTGTACTCGTCGATGCAGCATTCGCCAACGACATGATCGTCGTATATACCTGTGCCGCGCTGCTCGTCCTCACTGATGCGCTGGCCACAGTCCGCACAACTGCATGCGTTCTGCTCAGTCGCAGTGCCGTTTTGATTACTGCACTGCCAGTCACCACTGCTCGTGATGCGTAGATACTGTCTGTATGTGCCGTCAGGCATGCGCTCGTTCTCAATGTCAACATCCTGCGTCCCGCCGTCGATGTAAGGAGCGATGAAGTCGCAGTCGCTGTGCCCGCTCTTGATGTACGCCAGCCGCTCCCCCTTCCATTCGTTGCGCTTCTCGTACCCCTGCGAATGTAGCCACTGATGCAGCTCGTCATCGGGTTGCGAGTACCGCTCACCATCCTTGTGCCGATAGGTACGCACGAAGTACTTGGGGTTGCTCTCTAGGTTGTCCCGTTGCATGAGTAGCGCACGACCCACGATCTGATGCCCCAAGCGGCGGGTTGCCACATGCCAGCCGTAGCACGGCGCGTACACCTCGTAGGGATGCGCCCCGAGTTCATCAAGCTCGTTGCGATCTCCCTCCTCGTTCTCATCGAACTTCATACATGAGGCGGGGCCATGTTGCACAGCACGCACGATGGCCTCAGTGGTGCGCTCGATGTGAAAGCTAGCCGCTGTAGCGTACTTGGCTACGAAATCCCTTATGTGATGGTCTGCCATGCGCGGCCAGTGTTGCTTGATGTACTTGCCCAATGATGTCAGCGTCTGCCTGTCGGCCTCGCCTGCTCGCTCGTCCCGTGTGTAGGCAAGGCGGGTCACATCGGTCGTGGCCTCATGCGGCCACTCAAGCAGCAACTGTTGCCAGTCTTCGGGGTCGTGCATCTGGAACGCATCGGCCACTGCGGGGTGCAGTTCGAATCTGTTTTGCAAACTCTGATGCCACTGGCGCGAGTAGCGCACAACATCGGCGGCGTACATAAAGCACTTGGCCTTGGGGGAATATCCTAAGAACATAAAAACTCCTTGATGTTTTACTTAACTGAAAGCGAGGGTGAGACAGCACCCTCATACTGTTGGGGACAAATGTCCCCGTCTACTCCTTGCCTATGAGTTCATTGCGAAGCTCGTCCATTTGTGCGAGCACCTGCTCACGAGTGCCTTTGAACCCCATCTGTTTGAGCATGGAGTAGGCGCTCGGTGAGCGGCTGCGGGACATACCTTTCATCTCCAGCTTGAGCATGGAGCGCAGTGTGAGTAGTCGAGCGCCCTCGATCTGATTGGGTGTGCTGAGTGTTGTCATTGGCAATCCTCCGGTACTTCATCGCCAAGGCCAAACGCCTCGGCCAACTCTTGAATGGTCTGGCGGTGTGCGTCCCAGTCGTGGAAACTATCTGGACTGCCCCGCTGCTGGTAGTCCTGCAATGCGCCGCACAGGTCAGCGAGGGCGCAGCGTGCTGCGAAAGTTTGGTTCTCTGTCATTTGCCTTCTCCTTTGGTTGTCTCCTTCATACGCTCATTGCGGCAGTGCTCCGCGTAGAACTTGAGGAACAACATATCGAATGTCGTCAACAACTTCTCTGCGTTCTGCGTGTCGGCCACATAGAACGCTCGGGCGATATGCTCTGCGAAGCTACCTCCCTCACGCTCCATGCATCGGGCGGCTTGTAGCCGCATGTCGTGGTCTAAGTGCATTGCTGTCATTTCTTCTTTCCTTTCTTGGTTTCAAAATAGCCGAGCCACTTTGTGCCCTCGACTTGGGGTTGGTACATCTTGATCTCGTAGTTGTCAGTGTGCGGTACGGGCACGAGGAACAGGTTGTACGGATAACCGAACCCGTCCATCATCTTGAGCAGTTCCCGTAGGTCACGCTTGTCGTTGGTTGTTACCCAGTCCGCTACGCTGGATGCGTAGAAGTGGGCGTTATCTGGCATGTTCTCGTTCATTTGTCTTCTCCATGTTCCATAGTTAAAGCCAAGCCCCATATGAGATAGGCGTCTATCACAGTCACCGCCTCTGGGTACAGTTGATAAATCTCCTCCTCGTCACGCCCCATGCACAGCATGAACACAATGTGCTCTACCTGTTTCTCAGGCACATACGCGCAGATGTTTCCATACGCCTTAACAAAGGCTTTAATCTCTTTCACTGTTCTCATTTGCTTTCTCCTAAGTGTTGCCGCACTGCGGCGTCTATGACATCCCATGTGATGCCGACATTGCAATCGAACGCACGAGCAACAAGCTCAAGCACCATCACGCAGTCATCCTCTGTGAAGTTCTCTGCCCCCTCTATTTCGTTGCACGCAATCACATTGACTACATCTTCTACGCTCCAGTCATCACGCAGAATCCACTTGCTGTTTTCTTGAATCATCTTTGCCATTTGTCTTCTCCTTAGTTGGTTGCGTTTATATCTACAAAACACTCGCTCTCGAATGAGGGGTCTACATCCGCCACTGCG